CGAGCTGCAGCCACCTCTTTGACCGGATCGAGTGCCCCGGCGCCGTCGCCGGTCCAGACAGCGTTGCACCAGGCGGCGCGGATCTCGGGCGAGCTGAAGAACCCCGGCGCCTGGATGCGGTCGTTCGAGATCTCGTTGGCCAGCCACAGCTCGTACACCGGCTGGCAGAACTGCGTGACGACGCGATCGCGCCGGCACTTGAAGAACTTGGCCGCCATCAGGAACGCACCGCGCGCGGCGGTGTAGGACGACTGGAAGTGCATCACCAGCACTTCGTAGGGAAGCCCGAGCGCCATGCCCATCTGCCGGACCATCGCAGTCCAGAAGGGATCGAACTCAGGATTGGGCCGGCCCGGGGTGGCGGTGGTCACGTCCTCGCCTGGCAGCAGGTGAACCGCCTTGCCGCCGCTCATTTCGCCAGACCACTGCTCCGCACCGTCCAGCGTGCTCTTGACGCTCTCGTTGTTCTGGAAAAGGTCGTGGAAGGCCTCCGTCTCCATCTTGACGAAGACGGCAAACACGCTGCTGGCCACCGCGGCGGCCAGCTCGTTGTCGGTCCACTTGTTGAGCTGCTTCAGCGGCTCCAGGATCGGCGCGATCCACGGGACACCGCGGTACTGCCCGAAGCGCAGGTGCTCGATCATGTGCAACACGTTCCGGCGGCCCGTGCTGCCGCCACGGATCGGGACACGGGTCCACTTCGTTCCTGCCGTGTTGATCTCCCCCGGGTGGCGGTCCGCCACATGGACGGCGATGGCCTCGCCGGTTGCCCTGTCGATCTCGACGCCATCAATGAGGGTGTCCGAGTCGGGCTTTCGATCCGGGTTGCAGATCCGGTCGGCCTCGATCCCCTGCAGAGCCAGCTGGACACGCCCTTCTCTGCGCACCAGCGGCGTGAGGAAGAACGCGTCGCCGCTGCTCAGCTCCGTCCGGTAGCCGAGATCCTGCTGGCCGTAGAAGTTGCTGGCGCGGGCGACGTCGCAGTCCGTCGAAGCCGCCCAAACGCCGAACCGGTGGGCGGCGCGGCTGTTCCACTCCGCGGCCTGGTCGTCTGTGAGTCCGAGCATGTCGGCCTGAATGGCCGGCGTGCACGACAAGCCGGTCCCAATGACGTGACCGACATTGGTGTTGATGGCCCCGACAGCCAGCGGCGCGTTGCGGAGCTGGTCCCGCGAGCGGCTGCGCAGCGCCGGCAGGTCGGGAATGATGTCGGTAGTCGGTGATCCGGCAGCGGGGTTCCAGGCGCTGGTGCCCGGGCGGTCGCGACGCGCGCCGAGGTATCCACCTCCGGCGCCGCTGTAGGCGCCGACGCCACGGAGCGCGGCCCGGGCCATCAGCCGGCGAGCGGCGGTCTTCGGCGATACATAGGCGATGAGCTTGTCCAGCATGTTCTGCTGGTCGGCGGTACCTGGCCGGCGAGGCGTTGGCTTCTCGCGCATGGGATCAGCGGGCGACGACGGTATAGGCGCGACCGCGCCCGGATGCCCGGCTGCTCAGGTTGGCCAGGCGCTCATTCCAGGTATCGATGCCGGCGCGGATCTCCGCCAGGTCGGCGCGGGTCAGCTTTCTGCCGGCGATCTCGTACGACTGCCCTGCCAGGACCTTGATCTCGGCGGCCAGGTACGCGTCCAGGTGCTCCTGGGCTTGGGCGACGGTGATTCCGGGCATTACATGGCAGCTCGTGGATGGGTTTGTGCTTGGGCAGGCGACTGGTGCGCGGCCAGTCTAAAAACTCGCGCGTCTCAAAAACAGGGCAAACCTGAGACAAGGCGCGGCCGGCGGGGTGCTACCGCGAAGGCCTGGAGTAGGATCGATGCCTCACCGCTTGGAGACCACGATGGCCATTCGCCGATCCCTGATGATTTCGCGCGCCCTGCAGCTTGTCGGTGTGGTCCTGATGGTGCTGGGCATCGTCGCCTGCTCGCAGCGCGACGGCTCCCGGTTCATGGCGCAGGCCATCCTGGGCGGCCTGGTGCTGATCATTGGCGCCCGGATCTTCGAGTGGCTGACCAAGGAATAGACGCCGGCCGCGCTACCCGGGCGGCTTCTTCATCCAGCGATAGATGGTCGCTCGGCTGACGCCGTGCTTGCGGGTGATCTCTTCATTGCTCATGTTGGTCAGTCCGTCGCGGTAGACCTGCGCCCGGACAGAGTCCGGCAGGCCTACGCCGTTGCTCCTGGACTCGCTGAACTGGAGCTTTTTTTTTACGCGGATCCGCCGATCTCCATACCGCTCCTTGAGCCGGCGCTCAATCGTGGCCGCCTGCTCAGTCGTGAGCCCGAGGCCCAGATCGAGGACCTCACGGATCATCGCGATGACGATGTCCGGGTCTTCGTCACCTTGCAGCTGCAGGTCCGCTGCCATCATGTCCCCTGGCGCAGGCTTCGCACCAGGCTGGCACGCCACCCACCTGGTGCCGGTGCTGCCACAGGCGCAGCAGCTGGAGGCGGCGGCGTAGACATCGGTGCCGCCGGTTTCACCGGTTCTGCTGATGTGTCCACTGGCGCGATTGCATCGGCCATTTGCGGCTGGTCGCCAGGCACATCACTGGATGCAGACGTCTGCACCTCCTCGGTCGGTGTCTGGATCGCGATCACCGTCACCGGCGCGAACAGGTCGGTCTCGCGCGGAGCGATGCGTTGCTCGCGCCGGGCCCAGCTGTTCTCGCGGTAGCTCTGGATCCCGAGGTAGCACGCCGCGGCGTAGGCGTAGACCATGCCGTCACCTGCTTCTTCCCGGTGGCCCTGCGGGGTGATCCAGCGCATCGAGTGCTTTCCCTGCACCACGACGGGCAGCAGGCGGGCGGCGGTCATCTGCTCGAACTCGTCTGTGTCCGACAGCACTTTGGGCACATGAACGTAGCCGGGCCCGACCTGGCTGAGGCGCATGCGGCCGTACAGCAGGTGCTTCGCCGTGTCCGTGCCGATCTGCCACACCTTGACACCGCTCTTCACGGTCTTGCCGCGCCAGCTGATGTCGATGAGGCTCGGGCGGCCGAGTACCGGGCGGCCGTACTGGCTTGCGCCCTTGATCGCCAGCACGTTGGATCGGGCGTGGTTCCGGCAGTAGTTGTAGACCGCGTGGGTGTTGTGTCCGCCGGTGTCGATGCAGGTCGCCTCGATCAGCACCTGAGATCCGGAGGCATGCAGCACCGGCGTGCGGCGGATCTCGGTGAGGCGCGTCCAGGGCGAGCCTTCGGTGCCCTCGTCGAGATTGGGGTCGCCGTAGATGATGTGCCGCTCGACAAGCCAGGATTCCTCGCCGCGGCCGAATGCCCAGACCCGCGCTTCTAGGCGGTCCGGCTGCGTGTCGACGCCCATGGTCAGCATCAGGCCGTGCCGTGGCACCTTGCCCATCTCGTAGTCTTCGGCCCGGTTTCGCAGCGTCTGGCTGTCGGCGCCGGTGCCGACCTCCTCCCAGTCCTCCGCCAGGCTGGAATTGATGAACTCCTTCAGCGGCGCGCTGTTGCCGGCCTTCTTGGACTTCTGTGCTGTCTCCCATTTCTCGACCAGGCTGGCCCAGCTGCGCCATCCCAGTGGCGAGTAGAGCTTGTTCAGGTGGAATCCCGCGCGGCAGCCGCGGCCAGCACCTGGGGCCTGCGGGATCCAGATCCCGTTGGCCAGCATCTCGGGCTTGCAATGCTCCTGGATCGCGGCGCCACAATGGCGGCACACGTACACCGCGGTCTCAGGCCGTGCTGCACCGAGCGGCGTCTTCAGCCACTGGATCCCCCAAGCCTCGCGGTTGCCCCACTCCAGCACCTGGCGCTCGCCGCAGTGGGGGCACGGTACGTGGTACTGCCGGCGATCGCTGGCCAAGTACTCCTCGCCGATGACGGATGCCCCCTTGACGGTCGGGGTGCTTGCGATCACGAGCTTGCGCCGCGAGAAGTTGCTCATGCGCTCCTCGAGCAGCGCCAGTGGCGGGCCCTGGTTGTCGACGTCGGCTGGCCACTTGTTGACCTCGTCCGCCACGGCAAAACCCAGCGGCTTCGAGGCGAGCGAGCTCGCGCTGTTGGCTCCGCCGAAGAAGACGGCGAACCCGCCCTGAA